AAGGGTAACCAAACCTTTATTACATACACCGAAAAAGAGGCTTTAGAAGGATTTCGTAGCGCCATATTATCTTATGCCGTACAGTCCGCCGGGGGTGCCGGAACGGGTTTTAATGCAAAAACATTTTATTCTAAATTATTTGATCCCATGGACAACACTGACGCTTCAAAGAATTTCAAGCTAATTGACTTTATGAAGAATAACGGTTTGTTAGGAGACAAGACTCCCGACGCTAAAACAGGCAAGTCCGAAGCCGATTTATATGTAGAAAACTTAAAGGATTATGTTGCTCAAATAAACGAAGTAGATACTTATTTTCAAACAAACAGCACGTCGCCAATATTGTTTAAAGACCTAAGCATTGCCAAACTGGGGGCAGCGCGGGTAACGGGAGCGGTAAGCGCAAGTATGGCTTTTAAGTTTATCAAAAGGCAGTTGGAAAAATTAGGCCTCGATATGGGCGATACAATGGCGGCGTCCTTTACGGTTAACAGTCTTGGTTCACAAATGGCCGTCAATCTTTTTGCGACAGGGCCCGAGTCCCACGTTATTGCGACTATGACTAAGATCATGGAAAACCCTAAATTACTGGCGCTATCCTTGAAAAAAGCGGGTACCGAAGAAGTTTTGCAAAAAAGACTTATTGATATGTACGAAATACTTTCAGCGCCTATTAACCGTCGTCTTCCTGTTATAAACAGGGATATTAATGCTGATGAAAAAGCCACATTGTCGGTACCCGCAGGGGTTCTTAATGTTGTTCCCAAAGCCTTGGGGGAAGGTTTTGAAATCTTAGAGGGAGCGGGACAGACGCCGGTAGGTGTGGACGACCCTAATCCCATAACAACTAAGCGTCCGATTAGACAACCAGTTGCCCAACTTCAGGAACCACGGCTTTCGACTCCCCCGAGAGCCGCGGTTCCCGTTGCTCCGCCCACGGCCCGGCCCACCGGGCCCGTGGACCGGAACCAATATGCCGCAATGTTTCCTAACGACATGGCGTCGGGTTTAATTAGGCAACAGGGTATAGGTAGTTTAATGGGGTGATGTCATGGGTTTACAGCTTGTATTTGCGCTGATCGTATCGGTAAAAGGGGTCGTAGACCCCAATAACACTAGCTATTGGGAATCTGTGCAACGGTGCAGGTATTTTGCTACGGAGTTAACAATACAGGGAACACGCCGTAAATACGTTACGCCCGTGTTTGCGTACTGTGTCCCAAAATACGTCAATCCTGAAAAAGTGACGATTTACAGATGATAGATCCACTCTCAGCCATAGCTGCGGCCACGGCGGCGTTTAATGCTGTCCAAAAACTAGTCGCTAGTGGACAGGGCATTGAAAATACCATGGGCCAACTGGGCAAATGGTACGGTGCTATCGCCGACCTGTCCGAGGCTGAGAAACAAGCTGAAAACCCGCCACTGTTCAAGAAAATTGTGATGGGCGCGTCCGTAGAGCAAGAAGCGATGCAGATTTATGGCGCGAGAAAGAAAGCCGCTGCGCAAGAAAAGCAGTTGCGCGAGCTTCTAATGTATACTTACGGGATTGACGGATACAAAGAGTTAGTCGATCTGCGTCGGAAAATTAAAAACCAACGCGAGAAGACAGTTTTCGCACAAGCCCGCAGGCGCAAAGCTTTTTTTTGGGGTACCATACAAAGCATTTTAATTCTGGCAATGGCCGGTACTATATTCAAAATTTTTAACCTAATTTATAATGCCGGAGTTTAATATGACAGACCTCAGTAAAGATCAAACTAAAAAAATGATAAAAGAACTGAAGAACGCCTCTCGATTACACGCTAATCAAGCAAAAACATTAGAGAAGACGCTAAAGAAAACTAAAAAAGCTTAGAAGCCTTGAAGTTTCTCGAAGTATTTAAAGCAGGGAAAAGAGACATTATTTAGGTTAACCAGTCCTTAGTGTTTTCACCAAGCACCTGCCCGGCTAAATCTATTTTCCCGCGTAACGCGCCTAAGATCTTTTCGTCAATAGTCCCGGGAGACACTAGGTCGATATAGGTTACCGCCTTTTTCTGCCCTATTCGGTGCGCACGGTCCTCGGACTGTAGTCTAATTTCCAAGTCATAGCTGTTGCTAAAGTATACAACGGTGTTGGCGGCCGTCAAAGTGATGCCGTATCCGCCAGTTTTAGGCTGTCCGATAAAGAACCTTAGCTCCGAATCAGGTTTTTGAAACTCTTCTACGATGTTCTGCCTTTCATCTTGTTCCGTGGCACCGTAATAGGTGGCAACCGAATTAGGCCCAAAACGCTCGCCTAACGCCTTTGCGATCTGCTTGATATCATGGGTATAGGACGCCCAGATAATGGCCTTACCCTGCAATTCATCGGTTATTTCAAGCAACTCGTCCAAGCGTCTACTTGGAAGCAACTCTATTTCCCCGTCATCCGGTTGTAAGAACCCGCAACAGATTTGTTGCAAACGCATGATCTGCGTTAAGACGCTTGCCGTCGTTGCCAACTCGCCGCTTTCCAGTTTAGCTAGTGCTAACTTTTGCATCTGGTTGTACACTCGGATTTGTTCCGGCGTCAACTGCACGTCTCTGCGGATGTAAAGCTTTGCCGGTAAATCTAAGCAGTCTACCTTTAGTACCCTGTTGCTAAACTTATCTAACTTAACATTTAGCTCGTCTAAACGGCGGTATCCCGTAATCTCTTGAAAACTGCGCTGACCCATAACCCTGCGTTGCACGATAGAGTACCGGCTTTGAAAGGCAAAGAAGCTATTGAACTCCAGAGCCTTCGCGTTGAGAAACAAGCACTGGCTAAACAGATCCATCGGGGACTTTGTGATAGGACTTCCAGTGAGGATGCGGCGATACTTGCTTATCTTGTTCATCCCAATAATGTTTTTTGTGCGAGCGGCTTTACGGTTCTTAATAGTCGTAGATTCGTCTACGATAACCATGTTATCCGGGTTTTTCCTCAAGAACTGATAGGCAATGTTCGCGGCCCTCGGTGTAGAGAAAGCCTCTGTATTCATAACAAATATCTTGAGACTTCCATCGGAGTTATTTGTAAAGTCCTCCAGTTCAGCTTGATACTTCTTTGACGTACTAGGTATCCACCGCAGAACAGTACGCTCTATCCTATCTGGCACATGCGTAGGTATTTCACCCCGAATCCAGTTGTCGTACACCCCTTTAGGGGCCACAACTAAGCAGGCGTTTATTTTGTTATCCTCGTAAAGCATGGATATCGTATCCAATGCTACCTTTGTCTTTCCCGTACCCATTTCCATGAGAAGAGCATAGTAGTCCTTGTCCCACGAATCAGACAGGGCCTGCATCTGATGGGTAAAAGGTTCGGTTTTAAACTTGAAGTCGTTTATTTTAATCATTTAGTTAAATTCCTCTTGACAGTTTACGAGTATAAGATAATATAGAGCTTTGTCAAGACCCAACCGGTGTCTTTAATAACGAAGGAGTAAACGCGATGAGCGATGTGTTACATATGATGGAGGAAGATTTTGAAAACGATCTTGCGACATCTGTAGAGAAACTTGATCAGGAGGGCCTCAATTCTGTGGCCGGACTGGCTCGAGCTATCCGTGGGAAGGAGGCTACTATCTCGCATCTTGAAGAAGAACTCAAGGCGCATAAGAAAGAACTTCTCAAACTCACGGATGAAGAGATGCCTGCAATGCTTGCAGAGATAGGCATTTCTAAATTTTCACTAGATGATGGTTCAGAAATCATAGTGAAATCCACTTACGGGGCATCAATCCTCGTCGATAACCGACCACAAGCCTTTGAATGGCTACGTGACCGGGGTTACGACGACATCATAAAGAACACTGTCGCATGTCAGTTTGGTCGTGGTGAAGACGACAAAGCTAGTGCATTCGCATCTTTTGCAGAGCAGGAAGGCTTTTATGCCGAGCAGAAGACTGAGGTGCATCCGCAGACCTTGCGGGCATTTGTAAAAGAACGTGTTGAAGCAGGTGAAGAGTTCCCAATGGAATTATTTGGGGCATGGGTAGGTCAACGCGCAGTTATAAAACGAGGAAAATAGAATGACACAAGCAAAAAACATAACCGAGAAGCAAAACACCGCCGTGGCAACGCTTGATCCAGCCATGTTTGAAGCAGATGCCGGAAAAGGCATGGAGAACATGGGCCAGGACGATGTTGCACTTCCTTTCTTGAAGATCCTGTCGGGCAACGACCCAATCTTGGACGAAATCGAACACGCTCGCAAAGGTGACATCTACAACACCGTGACGGGGGCTACCTATTCAGGGAAGACGGGTATTCGTGTGATCCCCTGCGCCTATCAACGTAGATTTATCCAGTGGGCTCCGCGTGGCAGTGGAAGCGGTGCGCCGACGGCAATTTATGAGCCCGGTCAGCCGCGACCTGAGACGCAACGTTCTTCCGAGGACAACAAAGACTATATCTCTGGCGACAGTGGGGAATATATTGAGGAAACTCACCAGCATTTTGTGACTTTACTTTTGGAAGAAGGCGGTTTCGAGACGGCACTCATTGCGATGAAGTCCACGCAACTGAAAAAGTCCAGAAAGTGGAACTCGATAATGGCTTCGCGGTCCATGCAAGGCTCGAACGGTCCCTTCACCCCGCCCCGTTACTCACACATTTACCATTTGAAAACGCTTCAAGAGGAAAACTCTAAAGGGTCGTGGCACGGCTGGGAAATGTCTTGCGAAGGCGTTATTGCCGATGCGGGTTTGTATGCCCGCTGCAAGTCTTTTGCGGAAAGCATCACAAGTGGTGACGTGATAGTCAAACACGCCGAGGACGACAGTGTAAAAACAGACATCCCGTTTTAACTCAGCAAACCGGCGGGGCATTTTATGCCCCGCTAATCTTTAGGTCGGCGGGAGAAAGCGATGTCAGCAGAAACATTTATGACCATTTTTGATGGTCTAAAAGAAGCGCACGGATATTTTAAGATAGAAAAAACAGGAGCCAACGGCAAGGCTCAAGGCAAAGCGGGTGTTCTGCGCAAACCCCGAACAAAGGAGCTTTGGGAGAATCACCTAGCGGGAAGCGGGAGTGGTCTTGGGATCATTCCGATCAATGAGGACAACAACTGCAAGTGGGGCTGCATCGACATTGACGAGTACCCCCTAGATCACAAATTATTGGTGGACAAAATCCGCCGGATGAAGCTGCCTTTAGTCGTGTGTCGGTCTAAATCGGGCGGAGCACACTGTTTCCTGTTCGCCAGCGCGTGGACAGAAGCGAAAGATATGCAGAAATCCTTGCAATCCATGGCAGCGGCCATGGGTTATGGCGAAAGCGAGATTTTCCCAAAACAAATTAAACTGCACTTAGACCGTGGCGATGTGGGTAATTTTCTCAACCTGCCTTACTATGACCACGAAAACGGGCTGCGCTACGCTTTCTTAGATGACGGCACCTCTGCGACGCTTGAAGAATTTATTGCACTGCACCAAAGGTTCGTTCAAACGCCCGAAGAAGTTGTCAAGCTCCAGGTCGTGGAGGCAGGCGAAACAAAACTGCTCCAAGACGGACCCCCTTGTCTGCAAATACTTTGTAAGCAAGGCATTAGCGAAGGCGGTCGAAACAACGGCTTGTTCAACATCGGGGTTTACCTCCGAAAAGCTTATCCCGATAGTTGGGACGCTGAAATACTGCGTTACAACATGGAGTTTGTCTCTCCACCACTCCCGTTAAATGAGGTTAATGTAGTGGCCAAGCAGGTGGGCCGGAAAGACTACGCTTATAAGTGTAACGATTTGCCAATCAACGCCCACTGCAACAAAGACCTTTGCCGGACACGTAAGTTTGGCATAGGCGCGGCAGTGGCGGGGGCCACTATAGCAAACCTAAGAAAATATAACTCCACGCCCCCTGTCTGGTTTATGGACGTAAACGGTGAGCCTTTGGAAATGGACACCGACGCCTTGATGAACCAAATGACCTTCCAGAAAGCCTGCATGGAGCAGCTTAACTTCATGCCACGGTCAGTCTCCAAACCCCAGTGGGAAGGCCGCATCAGTACCCTTCTTAACGAGATGAAAGACAACGAAAGTGCAATTATTGAGGTTGCGGTGGATGCCTCGGTGAGCGGGCAGTTCTACGACTATCTTGAGGAGTTCTGCCGACACCTGCAAGTCGCGCAAGACAAAGAAGAGATACTTCTGCGCCGACCGTGGACAGACGAAGACCAGTCTCTTACTTACTTTCGTTTAAAAGACTTTGAGAATTTTCTCAAAAAGAACAAATTCTTTGAGTATAAATCACACCGCATTGCCCAACGCCTCCGTGACATCAACGGATCGAGCGTGGTGCTTAAAATCAAAGGTCGAGCCGTTAGGGTGTGGCAGATACCGTCCTTCAGCGTCTTTGATGTTGAGATTGATGCGCCTAAATTCGGTTCACCAGAGGAGGCTTTCTAATGACTGAAGATGAGATAAGGAAGAGGCGAGATAAAGAGATTGTTGACATGATTGACGTTGAGCAGCGGACAATGACCGCCGTGGCTAAGTGGCTGCACATCTCGAAGCAACGGGTGCATCAGATTTACACCCGGGAGAAGGCCAAAAATGTTTAGGATATTTGGTCCGCCGGGAACAGGGAAAACAACGACTCTTTTGAACATGGTAGACGAAGCTCTTGAAGCGGGCACCCACCCACATCAAATTGCTTTTTTAGCTTTTACGCGCAAAGCGGCAAACGAGGCTAGAGATCGCGCCGCTGAACGTTTCGGCCTGGACGCAAAAAAAGACCTTATATACTTTCGCACCCTGCACTCACTTGCGCTGACCATGACGGACATCCGTCCAGAGAAAGTGATGCAAGAGTCTCATTTTCAAGAGCTGAGTCGGTCAATAGGTGTTACGTTGGGTGGCTCAAAATCCGCCAGTTTTGACGAGGATGCGCCCTCCGTGGTGGCGAGCAGTTCTCCTATCTTAGGGTTAATTAACTTAGCAAGATTGAGAAAAGTTCCCCTGCGCCAGCAATACAACGAGAGCACTTTAGCGCCTGGCTGGAATACGGTAAATTATGTTGATAAATGCTTGCGTGAGTACAAGGAGAGCATGGAGTTATATGATTTTACAGACATGCTGGATGAGTTCGTTAAAGGCTCCGACCGATATTGCCCGGACTTTGACCTGTGCTTCCTAGATGAGGCCCAAGATTTAAGCCCCCTTCAATGGGAGCTGGCACACATCCTCGATAACCACTCTACCCGCATGTATTGCGCGGGGGACGATGACCAAGCCATATATCGCTGGGCGGGTGCCGACGTAGACCACTTTATTAACCTGCCGGGTGGGTCCGAAACCCTGTCGCAATCCTACCGAGTGCCGCAGACAGTTCACCGCCTAGCGGAGAATATCGCAGGCCGAATTAAACGCAGGTTTCCCAAACGATATGAGCCGAAGGACGAGCAGGGCAAAGTAACGTGGGTCAACAGTGTTGGTTCTCTGGACATGTCCCGCGGCTCGTGGCTAATCTTGGCCCACGCCGGATACCACCTAAAACCCGTGGCAAGGGACTTGAAATCCAGCGGCTACTTGTTCGACTATCGCGGCCACCGGAGCATTAGTGAAAAGTTATCTGATTCGGTGAACGGTTGGGAGCAATTACGAAAAGGTGGGGAGGTGTCAGGGGAAGTTGCACGTAAGATATACGGGTTCATGTCCACAGGAACTAGGGTGGCGCGGGGGTATAAGAAGTTAAAAGGCATAGAGAATTTCGATGCCGTTACAATGACTACTTTAGTTGAGTATTTTGGCTTAAAGGCAGACAAAACGATGATCTGGTCAGAAGCGATGGATAAACTTCCAGAAGAAGACAGGGCATACATCACGGCATTGTTGCGCCGAGGTGAGAAATTCAACGGCAACCCCCGTATTACTGTCTCAACGATCCACGGGTCGAAAGGCGGAGAAGCGGATAACGTAGTGTTGTTCACGGACCTTAGTCCCTCAGCAGATAACGAGATGGGTGTGAACCCCGAGGACATGCACCGTGTATTTTACGTCGGCGTGACACGCACGAAACAAAACTTATTTATCCTCGACGCGGAGGATGCAACCAGGAGATATGAATTATGAAAGAGACGTTGGAGGGGAAGTTAAAAGCAGATGGGTATGACGAGGCTATTATGGGGATTGTCCAAAGAGCCGGTCAAGAGCCCGTTATCCTGTACGACACAGATAAGATTCTTGAAATCTTAATCTCTCGGGACGAGATGACGGAGGACGAGGCCATAGAATTTTTTGAGTTTAATATTATTGGAGCATGGGTCGGGGAACAAACTCCGGCTTTCTTTTCAAAGACAAGTTTAGAAGACTTTGAAGATGGTTTGATAAGATATAAGGGTTCGAGGTATAGATTATGAAAAAAGAAACTGTTTTTTCGGAACTGACCGACGCGTTGGCGGGACTGACTGGTGCGTTGGAAGGAAATAATGCGTTAAAAAAGTCGAAGGATTTAAATGCCGATTTAAATCCGGATTTTAAGACGGGGAAAGTTGACAACATGGTTTCTCAACCCGACCACTACGCCGCCGGAAAAGTCGAGTGTATCGACGCAATGGTGTCCGCTTTTGGTCGAGACAATGTTAATATTTACGCGGAAATTTCTGCATTTAAGTACGTGTGGCGTATGAACCGTAAGAATACAACTTCCGAGCAAGACAAACGTAAGGCTATCTGGTACCTGCGCTACTCTTTGAACGAAGATCCACGGCAAGATAAGCTGCCCCAAGACG